GTTTCCTCGTAACAGAATAACCCACTCTATCAATTACTTATAAATACTGGCATGCAACCATTATATGTTTCCTATGTAGCAAAGTTCCCAAATATCTCGGTCACTATTAAAAAAATGATCTTTGATTATGAAGTAATTAAGGATAAAATAATAGACAATAAATTTTATCTGATGCAAGACGGTAAGTATGCTCAAGAAGCAGATTTGATTGAGTACACAGTAAACATTGTTGAATATATTAGAAAATCTGTGTCTTTTAATACACTGATTTATGAAGTTCTTCCCCCAAATACTGCACTTAGTTGGACTTCGCTATATGACAAATATAGTCAGCATATTCCTTTGATTACAAATCGAGGATGCTGGGCAGTGTATGAGAACAATACTTTCCATATGCCAGCCGATGGGACAATTTACACAGTAAACAAAAGTAATGGACATAGTTTTATCAATGCAGGAACAGAACCCAGAGTACATCTGACCCTAGAAATGATAGACTAAATACTAGATGAATCTCAAGGAATTACATTCTTTCAAAATGTCGGATGCGGTCAAATTTCATGACCAATTGAATCCCAAACTTTTTCATGGGCAGCACTTAGACTCAGTAGTTAGAAAAAAGCTATTAGTTATAGCAGAAGATTTTTTAAATGAGTTAGGAATTAGTGATTTTAAAGTAAAAGATATTACAATGTCGGGGTCTAATGCTGCCTATTCTTACACCCCTCATAGCGACATCGATTTGCATCTTATTGTGGATATGGATCAGTTCGCTAAAGATAAAGTGTATCAAGAATTGTTCAATGCTAAAAAGACCGTATATAACGATACGCATGATATTAAAATAAAGGATATCTCCGTAGAATTGTATGTTCAACCAGCAAGTGATCCACATGTATCATTGGGCGAATACAGTATACTAGATGATCATTGGATAAAGTTCCCACTAAAGCGCAGAGCGAATTTTGATCAAAATAATACAAAAGCCAAATACGAACAATTAAAGAGTTTTTGTGTGCGAGCATTAAAAGAACGAGACCTTAAAAAAGTTAGTAAAGTAATAAAAAAAATAAAGCAATATCGCAAAGCAGGGTTGGCAAACTTTGGTGAGTTTGGTCCTGAAAACCTAGCATATAAAATGATAAAAAACCAAGGATATTTACAAAAGTTATTTGATCTGCGAAACAAGTTACATAGCGCAAAGTTAAGCTTTGAAACTATGCATCAGAATCTCAAAACTATTAAAGAAACAATTGGTCCGCATCAGGGCAAAGAATTAGAATTGATGTTACGCAGCTCCAAACCAGCAGCGATCATAAATAGCGACAACTTAAAAAATCCATTATGGAAAAAAGCCATAAAAGAAAACGACTGGACAGTACAACAAATTACTAAAATCCCCAACAACTACCGGACTAGTGATCCAATAACTATAGTTAGTAAAGATCCTGAGACAGCCAACCATATTAAAAAATTAATGCTTACTACTTTAGGTGGTCCTTCTCCCGCACCCGCAGCTTATCATATTCAATTAGGACGGCTATTGGGATATAGTGAGGAAGATATCAATCATTTTTTAAATAAACAGGGTTATAAAAAATCTGATCAAATTTCAGAAGAAACTGTTCCCGAAAAAAAAGTTAGGACACTTTATCACGTAACGCTAACTTCTAATTTACCTCAAATTCATGAGAAGGGCATTACTCAATATAATCCTAGTAACTGGATCAAAGCTGGAACTAAAGAACGGTATGGTGAAGGCGAAATATACGCCTTTGATAATATCAACGATGCGCGTGCCTGGGCTGGTAAAATGGACTGGACTAAGAACAAAAAAATAGGTAGCGGAAACATCTCTATAGTTAAGTTTACTGATGACGGAGCATGGGAAGAAGATCCTGCCCCATTAGTAGCAGTGCGCGGCCATGCATTAAAGAAAAATGGTAAAGTGGCATCCAAAAACATATTAGATGCAGAACCCTTAACTCAAGCCATGATTGTAAATCTATCAACTAACAAACAGGTAACAGAAGAAATAACTACGTTACAAAAAATGTACGGTAATAATCTTCCTGACCGTAGCGAAATTTTTTGGAATTATATTTCCGGTAATGACCTAAAGAAACCTCTAGAAATTCAAATCATGCCTAAGCATTCAGTAATGCATCATTTACTGGGTCAGTATAGAGTTGAGCATATTGACGATCTTATGGATATGCTAAATGATGATCAAGTGGAAAAGGTTGCTCAGTATATGGCTGATCCTAAATTATCTGATACCATTATAGTTGTCGATAATAATAAAATAATTGATGGTAACCATCGCGCACTTGCTGCTGCCGTCAAAGGCGTACCAATTAAGTATGTAGACTTATCAGAACCACTAGATGAAGCCACAATAGACAATCGTGAGGGATGGGGAGCAGTACCATACAACCAAGATGTAGACTACTTTGGTCTGCGTGTTAAAATGCCCCCAAACACGTTTTTAAAATTAGCTGCACCTTTAGATGATGAACCTAGCGAAAAAATACACAATCATATTCAAAAAGGCGGTGCTATTGGTGCGCCTCATCTTTATATTACTATACCCGAAGATTGGGACAATAAAGATTTCTCTATGCCGGCTCATGTAGCACAACACGAAGGCCGTAACCGCATGAAATCCATACTAAAAATTGAAGGTGATCATCCTATAGAGGTACATTTGTTCCCATTAGGCGGCTATAGAAACAGAGACTTAACTCCTGAATTCATTAAGACATTGAACAAAGGATTGTATGCTGAGAAAAGTCGCAGATTAGTACCCGGGCCATTATTCAGCATGGTTGATAATAAGCAAGGTGTAGCGGAAAGTGAAAATAATAGTATTCCACCCATTGGGATTAATGTGCGAAGCGACGGTGATATTGACTATGCTGATCTAATTGTTGATGGTAAAAAGAAATATGAATCCAGAAACACTGATAGCCTCAGCCCATATGTTGGGAAAACAGTTGGCATTATTAGAACCGGTAGTGGACCCGCAGTTGCAATTGGTCAAGCAACAATAGGCGAACCCATAGTAGCAGATGAAGAAAAGTTTAACAAACTTAGAAAAAAGCATCTAGTTCCAAAAGGTAGTAAGTTTGATATAGATAGCAATGGTACAAAGTACTTGTATCCAATCATTGATCCTGTACGCTGGGACGATGAGAAAGTAATAAAGAAGAAAGGCATCGTTGCTAGAAAGATCGATGAACAAGATAGTAGACGGTATGAAAATTACAACGGTATAAACATGTTTCTTCAAGAAACAGATGACGATGAAGTGTATGTTATAGCATCAGTAGATGGTAAAGAACTAGGGCATGTATTGTTTGTTATGGATCGTGATTACTTGCTACCACAGGATTTAGAAGTAGAAGAAAAATATCGTGGTCAAGGTATTGCTACTGTAATGTATGATTTTGTAAAGAGCAAAGGATATAAAATTCGCCGTAGTGGACAACAGACAGATGATGGGGCTAAATTTTGGGCTAAACACAGACCTAAACAAAATTTTTGGGAACAAGAGATAGCAGAAGCCTTAGGATATAAAGAAATTGAATTTGTTTGCGTAAACTCTGAATTTTTAGGAGGTACATCTTTAGATGCACAGAAGGCATTGTATAAAGACTTAAAACAACTCAAAGGAGTTATTCCTTTATATCAGGACTTTAGTGAGTATGGATCTCAGCAATTAAGTTTAACGGCTATCTACAAAGACCCTAAATTAAAAAAAGAAATATTATCTTTAGCTAAACAACATGGAGTTGAGATTGATATAATTAAATCTGTTTCTGATGACTATGCTAACCGTGCTTTGAATAAAGAGCATGATTATCAGATCATAGAAGCCTCAGGCTATATTCCAAGCAAAGCCCAAAAGAATGATCCCAGATACAAAACCGCCTTGACAGTTGATGTAAAACCTGATAGTATACAAAAGAATGCTAAAGCATTTGGATTTAAGACAAGTAGAGCAGGAATCCCCCCAACAGCGAGACCAAACGGGAAAGTGTAATGTTTGAGTTTGAGACTGCATTAGAAGCCCGAAAAGTCTTTATTGACCAATTGGGTGCTAGGATGTATGAGACAGAGTGCATACGCTTTAAGCGAGACATTTGGGCGATATACGATAATATCTCTTCGATGATCTCGGAACTGTCAAGTTTAGAAGTTAAGGCCCGGCAGACCAAAAATACCCGAAAACTCCCGGACCAACGCAAAAAAATCCAAGACGCAATGATATATTTGGACAAACTCATTTTGATACAAATTTTATCCCAATAAAATCAACTACTTACGTAGCCAAAAAGTTCTTGCATTTTACTGCAACCTGCGTATAATAGATTTATAAGTTGATGTTGATTGATTCTTACAGAAGGTAAATATATGGCGACAATTTCTGACAATAACACGATTACGAGTATTCAAACACGTAAGGCTTTGCTCAGAGCGTTTAAGGCTAAACGCCCAGTGTTTCTTTGGGGTCCTGCAGGTATCGGTAAATCTGAAGTGGTCGCTGAGACCGCTGAGGAGCTTGGTGGTCTTATGATTGATCTGCGTATGGCGCAGATGGAACCAACTGATATTCGTGGTATCCCTTTCTATAATAAAGATATTGGTAAGATGGATTGGGCCGAACCCGTCGATCTTCCAACTGAGGAGCTGGCTGCTCAATACCCTATCGTCTGTCTATTCTTGGACGAGATGAACTCGGCTCCCCCTGCTGTTCAGGCTGCGGGATATCAGCTGGTGCTTAATCGCCGAGTTGGCAAGTATAAGCTTCCCGATAATGTGGTGATCGTTGCGGCAGGTAACCGCGAGAGTGATAAGGGTGTTACTTATCGCATGCCGATGCCGCTTGCTAATCGTTTCTTACATTTGGAAATGCGCGCCGATTTTAATTCATGGCAGCAGTGGGCTGTAAACAAAGGCATCCATAAGGATGTAGTTGGTTACTTGTCATTTGCTAAACAGGACCTGCATGATTTTGATGCTAAGTCGGCTAACCGAGCGTTCCCCACTCCCCGTACGTGGTGTTTTGTGAGCGATCTTCTTGCTGATGAGGACACTGATACTGATACTCTGCACAATTTGGTTGCAGGTGCAGTCGGTGACGGTCTTGCAGTCAAGTTCATGGCGCATCGTAAAATTGCTAGTCGTATGCCAAAACCCGAAGATATTCTTGACGGTAAGGTCAAGGATCTTGCAGTCAAGGAAATTTCGGCAATGTACTCACTAACGGTTTCTATGTGCTATGAATTGCGTGATGCTATTCAGCACAAGCGGGTAGACAATAAAAAGTTCCATCAGATGGCTGACAACTTTATTTCTTATATGATGACCAATTTTGAAACTGAGTTGGTTGTTATGGGTGCTAAGATTGCTCTTAAGACTTATGGTCTTCCAATCGAACCCACACAGTTGAAGACCTTCGATGAGTTTCATAAAAAGTTTGGCAAGTACATCGTAGAGAATGGTAAGGACTAAGATTATCTTACTACGGGCTCAGTTGACATTGGGCCCGAATTTTGATAAGATATATACATATAGTGCGATTGAGGTGATGTATGAGTGAAGTGATCGGCAATAAAAAGAAATCCAAACATAACAAAAAGTTTGAAAATCTTGTTGGTCCAACGGATCCTAAGATTGATGCTCAAGCGCGTGATCGTCTAATCTCTGCTAGAATTGGATTGTTACTTAAACACTCTTTCTTTGGTAATCTCGCCACCCGTATGAAGTTGGTAAATGCTGATGAATGGTGTGGCACTGCCGCTACCGATGGCAGGCACTTCTATTACAACTCTAAATTTATCATGCTACTCAAGTCTAAGGAAGTCGAATTCCTTGTAGGTCATGAGGTGCTTCACGTTGTATATGACCACATTGGTCGTCGTGGTGATCGTGATCCTAGTATTTTCAATGTCGCCAATGACTATGCAGTAAATGCTGATCTTAAACGGCACAAAGTTGGTGAATTTATCAAATCAGTTCCTTGCTTATTTGAGCCTAAATATGATGGCTGGGCTTCTGAGGCGATCTATGATGATCTAATGAAGAATGTGCAGTACATCAACCTTGAGGACCTCATTAATCAAATGGTTGATGATCACATGGACAGTGACGGCGAAGGTGAAGAGCAGGAAGGTGAGGGGCAAGATGGCGAAGGTGAGGGGCAAGATGGCGAAGGTAAGGGAAAACGTCCAACTCTAACCGAAACTGAGCGCGAAGAAATTCGCAAGGAAGTCAAGCAGGCTATCATCAATGCCGCGCAAAGTGCTGAGGCTGGTAGTGTGCCCAAAGGCGTTGAGCGTATGATTAAGGAGATGACTGAATCAGTTATGCCTTGGCGCGATCTGATTCAAACTAATATCACTAGTGCTGTTAAGACTGACTTTTCTTGGATGCGCCCTTCACGCCGCGGATGGCACATGGATGCTATCATGCCCGGAATGACTCCCGGTGATGAAATCGATGTCACCGTGTTTCTTGATATGTCAGGTTCTATCACTAATCAACAAGGCAAGGCATTCATTTCAGAAGTTAGCGGTATGATGTCCGCATTTGATGGATACAAAATTAACATTGCTTGCTTTGATACTGAGGTTTATAACTATCAGACTTTCACCAGCGAGAATATGGATTCTATCGAAAACTATGAATTAGTCGGCGGTGGCGGAACTGACTTTGATGCTATCTTCAAATACCTTAAGGAAGAAAATAAAAATCCTAACCGATTGATTGTATTCACTGACGGATATCCGTACGGCAGTTGGGGTGACCCTGACTATTGCGATACAACTTGGATCATTCACGGGGATCCTAACCCAAATCCTCCGTTTGGAACCTACGCAATTTATAATGATCATAAAGTCGGTTGAGGAAATACTAATATTTGAATCCACTGAAGGGGGTAAAAGAGTATACTCCAGAAAACCAGGGGAAACGACTCGCACGTTAATTCACGAGGATCCGGCTTTACTAGAGCAAGAAAAAGAAAATCAACACTGGTTAATTTGGCGTGATATACTGCATCACGCTAAGGATAACCCTGCGTTAAGCGATGTGATACATCAAGCTGAAATGATTTACAATCTAATTAAGGATGAAAAGTAATGATGTTAATTGGTACATCATTGGGAGGGTGCTTACAATCTATCATGTTGGGCGAAGTGTCCGAAAATGATGTTTTAATGATTATTACCAGAACAGGTGCAAAGGATCTAATGGGAATCATAGATATAGTTACTGATTATCATAATTATGGTAATTCTATGGCAACAGTTACTAGTAATTACAATAGACTGCGTGAATTTGACTTAGACCAAGTAATTGAATTAGCTTGCAAATTGTATAAGTCTGGAAAGATCCATCAACCTAAACTTTATATGGGACACGGCGGATTTGTCCACCAGGATCTTACCCAATATAAGCTTTGGTTAGAAGTTGTTCCTACCGAAGAAACACATCATCCTAGTGTTATGGATGCATATACTAAATATAAAATGGTTGCAACATTAGCAAAATGATAGAAGTAGATTATATTACTTGGTTCACCAATAGGGGTATAACAGAATGTCCCGTACATTTTGTTAAAGCCAAAACACCGATAACCCATGATAGAATAATTTGGGTATATGAAAATCTACGTGGCAGATTTTATACCCCCAAATACTACAATAGATTCGAGGCCAAATATATCTCATTTGAAGATCCTGCCGAATCGATGTTTTATGATTTGCGATGGTCTTAAATAAAAATTAGAACCAAGTTAAATACTATTAAATATCTCTAACATATAGGAGAATATATATATGGCATTTACAAGACACGTTGGCAAGCACGGTGACAGAAAAATCGCAGTAGTTTTCCGTGAAGTTCCAGGTGAGCCGCATATGGCTCTAGTAGTTTATACTGAGTTACTAAATCAAAATATTCATGACCCAATGATCAATTGTATCGATAGTGATATTGGACAGAATAGTAAGGATTTGGCAGACGCTCTCAATCGTATGCACACCAGAGATGGCAAGATCCTGTTACAGGTATTACACTCAGAAGGCATGCTAAAGAAAGTGCAGACTGAAATGATTACGATGACACCGCAACCTAACACAAATATCAAGTTAAGCGAATTAAACAAAATGCTTGACGAGATGGAGAAGGGCGAAGCAGCAGTCAAGCGTATGGCCGAATTAGATTCGCAGCGTGGAATGCAAGATCCCGCACAGGTGGCGCGTAGAATGCGTGAGAACAAAACACGCGATGCTAAGGTCCCGGTAGTTTCACCATCAGGTGATGCATTAGGTGATGCGGCACTGGCTATTAACTTACGACAACAGGCTGAAAGAATGAGTGCAGAAGCAAAAGGATTGTTAGCAGAAGCGGATCGCATGTTACAGGAAGCTACCATGCTTGACCCTGTAAATGCGTCACTTTACGCAACAGAAGCTAAGGTTAAGGTGGCAAAGCCAAAGAAAACCAAAGCAACAGTAACTGCATAAAATGTCACCGGACTTCATTAAGAAATGGGAACATATATTAGAAGATGTCGAGAAGCAAAAAATTCCTGTGGAGTTTATTAAGAAATTAGTTATTAAACTCCGCGGGAAGCGTCAACAAACTATTAATATTAAAAAGATGCTAGAACAGGGGCTAGACCCCGATCAAATAGAAGAAGCTGTTTCCAGAAAATTAAATGAAATGGATGATGAGATATCGGGTGTAGAATTTATTCTCAATGTAGAAAATATAGCGAATATAGTTCAACCTGAGACAGATAAGCTTTTAGGTAAGCTTTAGCCATTTGTTAAAATATCAGTGATTATTTTGGTTTATGAAGTGAGTCAAAATTCACTTTTTGACTATTGTACCAACTTTGCCAAGCATCTACTACCGCCGCGCAAATATAATATCTAGTATAATTCATAGTTACTACTGATAAAATATCGCTAACCTGAGCAGTATCTTCATTATCTACTGTGGCAAGGTCAGGGCATTTTTGAACAATTCCAATTGGTGGATCAGGAAAGGTCTCTTTTATTACAGGATGGGCAGCACAACCTGTTAGTGCCAGCAATAACAATAATAATACTTTTTTCATTTCTTTACCTTACCGGGATTCTTAGCTGCTTCATTTAATATATCAACAGCGGTTGTGTTCAGTTTGCACCCGGTGTTAACTTGAGTAGTATCACGTTGTATATCATGTTGTACGACTGCTTGGGCATCACGCACAGCTTGTATTTGGGCTGCATAATCTGTGCTGACTTTATTAACAATCTTCCCTGCGTTGATTTCAATATTATTGATATCAGCTTGCATTTGACTTACTTTGATTAGCCATTCATTATTAACAGATAGCCCGCCCTCAAGATACAGAGACATAAAAATAACTAAAATTCCCGCAGTCTTGAATTGTAATTTATACAAAGAAACAAAGGGGATAGCCTCCAATAAAAATCCCATCGCCGTCACTATTAACCCAAACAGGAATAATAGATGTATATAATAGAACGAGATATGTGAGAATGTCCAAATGAGCATAATACTATTTATACTATTGAGCGATAAATACTATCACAGGATTAAACTATTATGACTACAGTAAACTATGAGATTGTTCAGGTAGGTGCAGCCCCAAATGACGGTCAGGGTGACCCGTTAAGAACCGCGTTTGAAAAAATCAATAATAACTTTGCTATTACTTTTAATACTGGTATATTCAATTTTACAGAAACTACTACTTTTGGCAATACTTCTCAAACTATCTTTAGTTGGCCAGCAAATAACTTCACACAAGCTACTTTTCAGATAAACTCAACTGATGCCACAACCAATACTCAAACTGTTGTGATAAATGCTGCAATAGACCCTACTTTAACAGCGATCAGATTTACTGCTCAAAATACTCTATTTTTAGGTACGCCAATTACTAATTATGACATGAATATAGATATGTCGGGCAATGTTAATCTTAATGTGGATCCGTTTGTTACTGGACAATTAAATCATATTATTGGATATCAAGTAATTCCTTCTGCAAATAACGTAAGAGCTTCCTCAATATTAGTAACAAATCAAGACGGTGCACAACTAGCTACAAATAATCCTGGTCAGATAATAGTAACATAATGCGAGCTAGAGAATTCATAATAAATTTAGAAGAAGGAGATGTGGTAAAATTTATCCCACGTAAATCCTCACACGAAAAATATAGTGATGCTTTTTCCAAGCAGCATAATGATGAACATCGGTATGGTGTAGGACATATACCTTGTGATTATTGTGGCGAAGTCAATTGTGACTATGATTGTGATGGTAGTCAGGCCGACGGAGATTTAGAAGAAGGATTAAAGCAAAATGCTGCTGCTGCATTAGTTGGATTAGGATTAATGAGCGCACCCAATCTTACGACAGATGTAGTTCCAGAAATTCCATCTCACCCACAAGTAGCACCTCCAGCTAGAGCATTAACTAAGGTAGAAACTCTAATAAAAGACACAGCTAAGAAAGCTGGTATTAAAGGACATGAATTAGCACAACTATTAGCACACACCGCTCATGAAACTGGGGATTTTGTTGCTATGGAAGAAAGGGGCGGTAACAAATACTTGATGCACAAATACTGGAATAATATACCATTGCGTACAAGGTTGGGCAATAAGAATCCAAATGATGCCATAAAGTATAAAGGTAGAGGGTATATACAATTAACGGGCAGGGGCAATTATGCTAAGATGGGAGAAATATTAGGAATAGATTTAATAAATCACCCTAAGTTAGCAGCAGAGCCTGATATCGCTGCTAGAATAGCAGTTCAATATTTTAAAAATCGAGTTGAACCCAGTAGTCCCGATTATACTAACACCCCGGCAGTGACTAAGAAAATCAATCCACATGATAAACCTGCTGCTACGCAAGATCGTGATACTAAATACCAACAATATAAAAACCTATTAGGATTGTTATAAATAATACTATGAGAGCTAAAGAATTTATCACTGAAGTTGCCCTTGGTCATACTGGTAGTCTACAACAAGATATTGCACTGGCATTACCCGGTGCTTGGAAAATCCCAGCACTTAAAAATCAAGATCCTTATTTACAATATCGGTTTGCTGTAGCCATAGCAGGAGCTAAGGGTGCCGAGCAACGCCGTAAAGATAGGGTTCCGCCATTTGAAGAAGATAAAATATTTGGTGAAAATGAGTTTGTAGTAAGTTATGATCCGCGCACTGGTGAGTACATTCGTGATGCATTAGAAGCTATGGGGCTACCCGGAAATGACGCAATTCAAATTGCTACTATGGCAAGTGAAGAAATGCCAGATGTATGCAAAGTAAGCCCTGTACGTAGCTTTAAGGGTTATAATAAATGAGAGCAAAAGAGTTTATTTTTGAAGGGGCGGATGAGGCCGCAGACGGATCTAAATTTGCAGAAGAGCATATGGCTGCTAGTCCGGGTGCAGTCTCGATGCCTGATATCAGCGACAATAAAGCATCCGGCAGCCCATATAAAGGATGGCGTTTTGGTATAGCTATGGCAGGCGCCCCGGATTTCCCAACTCCCCCAGTTGGCGCAATGGCAGGTGATCCTCTTTTAACATGCTATACAGACGTAGATATGGAAATCATCCAAGCTGCCCGAGATTTTACAGGTGCAGGTAGAATAAACAAATTAAATAAACAAACCAGCCACGAAATCAAAAGTGTAAATAAAACAAGCCCAATGAAGGGATTCAAGGGCTATTAAAAATAATTCACTATTGAAGTAGGTTACTAAATATCTCTATCATACACAAGGAAAAAACTCTTGGATAACGCAGCAGATATTAACCGAATTTTTGACACAGTTAAGCTTAAATTTTATTATGAATGGTTGGTTAATAATCATATCTATAGTGAAAATGATAGCGAGATGCATCAAAACATCACTAAGCAAGTTGTCACTCAATACATTGATCCATTGAATCTACCTAAAAATGCTAAGATTCTTGATTTAGGCTCAGGTCCTGGATATTTCTTAGATGAAATGAAAGAACGCGGATATACGGACTTAACTGGGGTCGGTCTAAGTCCTGAAGATAATAAAATTTGCAGAGATAAGGGCCACGTAATTAAAGAGTATGATATGTCCTTCTTACCGCAAAAAGACGGATATTATGACGAAAGTGTAGATTTTATCTTTTTGCGACATGCATTAGAACATAGTCCATACCCTATCTTTAGTTTGATGGAGTATAACCGTATACTTACGCAGGGATCCAAAATTTACATCGAAGTTCCGCAACCCGGATGCGAAAGAAGGCACGAATGGAATCTTAATCATTATAGTGTATTTGGGTCTGAACAATTAGCCGCACTACTGCAACGAACAGGATTTCAAATAGATATTTTTCATGATTTTATATTTGATTGCACTATGCCAAAAGATGAGAATAATATAGAAAGTGAGCGGGTTACAATGAAAGAAAAGTATTATTGCATTGTTGCTACTAAAACTAGGCCGTTAGATATTAAATAGCTGCCATCATGACTAAATAGTATTAATATAGGAATACTATTATGGCATCATATGTTTATACAGCCGGTAGTTCGGCAAATGCGTCTGCAAATATACAGACAGATAAGGTTAGAATTGCCACCACAACCTCAGCAGTTCAGGTAGTAGCAAGTTACCCAAACGTTGCAGGTACAGGTACAGTAACCACTACAACTAACTCAAATGCTGTAGTAGGATCAGGAACCACATTTACAACTGAATTAAACATCGGTTACTGGATTGGTAATGCTACTGGCACAACTGTTGGCATAGTAAAAAGTGTTACAAATAACGGTAACATAGTTCTTACTGCAAACGCCGGAGTAGCTATAAATGCTGCAGGATTTACAATTAATCCTTTTGGCGTTCCATATGTAGTAGCAAATGCAAATAGCACAATTATTCCGGCAAACTCGGTAAACAATAATTTTATCGTAGGTCAAGGTAATATCATATCATATATAAATGTTGCAGGATCTGCGGCTGCATTTTCTGTTACTGAATTAGGCGCACCTCACGCTAATACAGGCACAACTGGTATATTGCCACCGCCAGCAAGTAATCCAAACGCCGTCTAATAGAAATTAATAAAATGGAAATAGCAGAACTCTTGAGAGGATTGGCACCACTGCCAAAACTCTAACCATTACCCTGCCTAACGCAGCCAATGGTGCGTCAACTGGTCGGCAGTATCAAATCGCTGACACAGTACACTCGGGTAATCCTAGCACTACTGTTGCCGCACAAAGCCCTGCTACAGTAGTAGGTAATCAGCCTAGTCAACAGGGTCAGATTATCGTTGCTACATATGTAGGGACAACTTGGTATTTGAACTAATAAACTACCCTTCATAAATATTACGTAGTATATTGGCTACTAAATAACACTATGAGTAACAAGTCAGGTCAATCGGATCTAGTCAAAAGTCCATACACAAAAACACACTTTGTTAATCAGCAACAGATAGATGAATTTGTGGCTTGCTGTGATCCAGTAACCGGTTACTTATATTTCATGGATAACTTCTTTTACATACAACATCCTACTAAGGGCAGCATGGTGTATCATCCATGGGATTATCAAAAGCGGCTAATACATACATATCATAATTATAGGTTCAGTATCTCTCTGATGCCTAGACAGTCAGGCAAGTGTTTTGGAATAAATACTACAGTTAAAATAAAAAATATTCACACCGGTAAGGTTGAAGAAATAACTATAGGAAAATTTTAT